TAAAAAATAATGAGAAAAAAATTTAATTTAGGTGGATTAACAAAAGCACAAAAAACTTTACCACCAAAACTACAAGCTTTAATTCAAAAGAAGAAAAAGAAAAAAGAAAAACCAAAACCATCTATGATGGCAATGGCAATGGAAGGAAAAAAATAATGGCTAGTAAAATGCATAAAACTAAATCTGGTAAAATGGCAAAGAAAGGTCTTTGGTATAATATTCACCAGAAGAAAAAAAGAATCGCTGCAGGTAGTGGTGAGAAAATGAGAAAACCTGGAAGTAAAGGTGCTCCAACTGCTAAAGCAATTAAGAGATCACAAGGTAAAGCATAATGGCATCACCGGCATGGCAAAGAAAAGAAGGTAAGTCTAAATCCGGTGGCCTGAACCGTAAAGGTATTGCATCTTATAGAAGAGCAAATCCTGGTTCTAAATTGTCAATGGCAGTTACTACTAAACCTTCTAAATTAAAAAAAGGAAGTAAAGCAGCAAACAGAAGAAAATCATTTTGTGCTAGAATGTCTGGTATGAAGAAGAGATTGACTTCAGCTAAAACTGCAAGAGATCCTAATTCAAGAATTAATAAATCTTTGAGAAAGTGGAATTGCTAATGTTTGATAAAATTATGTATAAAATATTAGGTACTATTGATAATTTTTTTGATGCAATATGGAACTGGTTAACTGCACCAAGATGTAAATGTAAAATGAAAGGTAAAAATGGACGACGAACTAATCTACATAAGTAAAATACAAAAATATTTAAAAGAATCATATCAACAAATTGGAGATGCCATGATAGCTGGTGGTATTGACAATATGGAAAAATATCGTTATATGATGGGACAGGCACATGCCTATTTAAAAATATCACAGGAAATCTCTAACCTGCTAAAACCAAAGGAGCCAAAAAATGATACTGAAAGAGAACAAGACCTCACAAACGTCGTCCGATTCGGAGAAATCGACAAAGATTAAACCTGCACTTCTAGAAAAATACGAAGATATTAATAAACAAGAAGTTGAAGGTTACGAACGTTTAAAAACAAAAGAAGAAAATAAATTACCAAAACCTACTGGATGGAGAATGTTAGTTCTACCATTTAAAATGCCTGAGAAAACTAGAGGCGGATTATTTTTAGGTCAGGAAACTTTAGAGAGACAACAAGTTGCATCTACATGTGGACTTGTATTAGCTCAAGGACCTGATTGTTATAAAGAAACAGAAAAATTTCCTGATGGACCTTGGTGTAAAAAAGGTGATTGGGTAATTTTTGCTAGATATGCTGGATCAAGAATCCAGATAGATGGTGGGGAAGTAAGATTGCTAAATGACGATGAAGTTTTAGCAACCATCGAAAACCCTGAAGATATACTTCATCAATACTAACCATAGGAGAAACTATGCAAGCAGAAAACAAAACAGTTGACATAGATACATCTGGTCCTGAAGTTGATGTTGAATTAGAAAATCAACAAGAAGAAAATACTTCACCAGAAGTAGAAGCGTCTACAGAAGAAACTTCAACAGAAGTTGAAGCAAAAGAAGAACAGAAAGAACAGCCTAAAAAAGCTGATGAAGAGAAAGATAAAGATTTAGAAAATTATAGTAAAGATGTACAAAGACGTATAGCTAAACTAACCGGTAAATGGAGAGAAGCTGAGAGACAAAAAGAAGAAGCTATTGCTTATGCTGAAGCACAAATTAAAGCTAAAAAAGAAGCGGAAGCTAAAATCTCTAAACTTGAACCCGGATACCTGAAGTCTACTGAAGATAGCATATTGTCAGGAATGACAGCAGCAAAAGCTGAATTGGCAAAAGCTAGAGAAGCAGGAGACATTGAAGCTGAAGTTGCAGCTCAAGCTAAAATATCTGAATTAGGATATAAAAAAGCTAAGTTTGAGGAAACTAAAGCGGCTCAAGAAGAGTTTAATAAAACTAAAGAAGAGAAGCCTATACCAGAATTAAGGCCTCAGGGCACTAGTTCTAGTAACAGACCAGATCCTAAAGCTGAAGAGTGGGCAGCTAATAATAGTTGGTTTGGTCAAGATACGGCTATGACTTACACTGCTTTTGACTTACATAAAAAGTTAACAGAAGATGAAGGTTATGATCCACAGTCTGACGAATATTATCAAGAAATTGATAAAAGAATAAGACTTGAATTCCCTCACAAATTTGATACAAATAGATCTAATTTAGGGGAAGGTACGACCAAACCCGTACAAACAGTAGCTTCAGCGAAGCGAAGTACAAATACTGGTCGCAAAAACACTGTGAGGCTCACATCATCACAGGTAGCAATCGCTAGAAAATTAGGTGTGCCACTTGAAGAGTATGCGAAACAACTAAAAATCACGAAGGAGGTATAGCATATGGAAGACAATACAATAAATAAGACCTCGCGTGCGAGTCAAACTAGAGAAAAAGAAACTCGAAAAAAAGTTTGGACTCCACCATCATCTTTAGATGCACCCCCTGCGCCAACAGGTTTTAGGCACAGATGGATAAGATCTGAATCTTTAGGATTCCAAGATAGTAAAAATATTTCTGGAAGACTTAGATCAGGATATGAATTAGTAAGAGCTGATGAATATCCAGATACAGATTATCCTCAAGTCGAAGACGGCAAATACAAGGGAGTGATCGGAGTTGGTGGCCTTGTGCTGGCAAGGGTACCGGAAGAGATCGCTAAACAGCGAACGGACTATTATCAATCTATGCATGACGACAAAGTCAAGGCAGTTGATAACGATCTTATGAAGGAACAGCACCCTGACATGCCAATCAATATTGAGAGGCAGTCTCGTGTAACTTTTGGTGGTTCAAAGAAATCCTAATTAAGAATTTCTTACCAACAAGGTACACTTAAACTAACAATGTCTAAGGAGGACAACAACTATGGCAAATAAAGACGCAGCGTTCGGTCTAAGACCGATCGGAAAAGTTGGTCAGAATAGAGACAATCAAGGTTTAAGTGAATACAGTATTGCTGCTAACGACAGTACTACGATCTATTTCCAAGACCCAGTTAAACCAACTGCGGCTGGAACAATAGATCAAGGTGCAGCGGGCGGAAATATTATAGGTTCCTTAAACGGTGTATTCTACACTGATCCAACAGACAGCAAGCCAAAATGGAAGAACCATTACTCACAAGTAAATGCTTCTGACATCGTGGCTTTCGTAGCAGACGATCCGTACGAAAGATTCGAGATCCAGTCAAACAACACAGCTGCTTCAGCGCAGACTGATGTGTTTAACAACGCGGATATCGCATTAGGTGCGGGTGATTCAGCAAACTATGTTTCAAAAGCTGAGCTTAATGATAGTACTTTAAATAATACTTTATCAGCTCAACTTAGAATAGTTGGTGTTTCAAAAGATCCAGACAACAGTGATTTAGGTTCAGCGAACACAAATTTTGTTGTTATGATCAACGAACACTCACTAAAATCTGAAACAGGTAACGTATAATAGTTAGAATAGGAGATAAAAAATGGCTATATCACGAGGACAACTAGTTAAAGAACTAGAACCAGGCCTGAATGCACTATTCGGACTGGAATACAAACGTTATGAGAATCAGCATGCTGAGATATATACTACTGAATCTTCAGACAGAGCGTTTGAAGAAGAAGTTATGTTATCAGGTTTTGCTCAAGCACAGACTAAATCGGAAGGTGCTGGCGTGGTTTTTGACAATGCTCAAGAAACTTACACTGCTAGATACACTCACGAGACTGTAGCTTTAGCGTTTTCAATCACTGAAGAAGCGATTGAAGATAACTTGTATGACAGACTTGCTAGTAGATACACAAAAGCATTAGCTAGATCTATGGCGAACACAAAACAAGTTAAAGCTGTTAGCCCATTAATTAATGGTCTACCAGGTGTTGCAACAGGAGCTTTCACTTCTGGTGATGGTGAAAACCTATTCAGTACTTCGCACCCAACAATTGCTGGTACTGTAGCAAACACTTTAGCTACTCAAGCTGACCTTAACGAAACTTCATTGGAGCAATGTTTAATTGACATCGCTGCGATGACTGACGAAAGAGGTCTAAAAATTGCTGCTAGAGGAATGAAAATGATCATCCCTTCTGAGCTTCAATTTACAGCTGAGAGATTGATGAAGTCTCAAGGTAGAGTAGGAACAGCTGATAATGATATCAACGCAATCAATAACATGGGAATGATCCCACAAGGTTATGTGGTGAACAACTTCTTAACTGATACTGATGCGTTCTACATTACAACTGACGTGCCTAATGGTATGAAGTACTTTGTAAGAGCAGCTATTAAAACTGCTATGGAAGGTGACTTCGATACTGGAAACGTTAGATACAAAGCTAGAGAAAGATACTCTTTCGGAGTTTCTGACTATAGAGGTATCTTCGGCGTTGAAGGTGCATAATAATTAAATTATTTGAGGCGGGACACAATCCCGCCTCATTTAACATATAGAAAGAAAAAACCATGAATAAATACTTAGTCAAAATATTTACAAAACATCTTCAAACACAATTTGAAATCGAAAGCGATAAAGAAATAAATGATGCGGACGAGCTAAATAAACCTATCATTGACTTTCTAGGAAAATCTGATATAAAATGGGAACAAAATGATCTGCAATACAATAGTACTGCAAATGATTTTTATATAACC